TAAAATACATTTGGAGATATAATTATAAAAATGGTACTGAGGACTTAAAGAAAGCTCAATGGTACTTAAATAAACTTATTGAAGTGAAGGAAACTAAATAATGAAATTATCAAGTCAAACAAAAGAGATACTTAAATCTTATGCGAACATTAATCAAAACATTTTGATTAAAAATGGTTCAGAACTAAAAACAGTATCTGCAATGAAAAACATTGTTGCATCTGCAACTGTTCCAGATACATTTACTCAAGATATTCCAATATACAATTTAAATGAGTTTTTATCTGCAATGAGTTTGTTCAAAGAACCAGTCTTATCATTTACAGAAAAATATATGACGATTGCAGAAGAGGATAATAGTTCAAGTTGTAAGTATCATTTTTCTGACCCCTCTGTTATTGTAACAGTTGAAAAAGATATCAAAATGCCATCTGTTGATGTAGAGGTAGAATTTACAGAAGATATTTTGAAAAAAGTTACTACTGCAGCTGCAACATTAGGTGTTTCTGATTTAGTATTAACTGGTCAAAAAGACAGTACAATACAACTCAAAGTAAAAGATAAAAAGAATAATTCATCAAATGATTTTGCAGTTACTATTGGTAGTGGTGCATCTGCATTTTTTGAATTCTATTTTAAAGTAGAAAATCTAAAACTTTTGCCTGGTGATTACAAGGTACAAGTTTCATCTAAAGGTATTTCTTATTTTCAACATAAGAATTTAGATGTATCATATTTCATCGCATTAGAACCAGAATCAACATATAATTCATAGGAGAGTTTAATGAAAGAAACTTTTCTTTGGGTTGAAAAGTATAGACCTAAAACTATACATGATTGTGTTTTATCCGAAAGACACAAAAAAACATTTTCTGAGTTTGTAAAGAATGGTATTCCTAATTTATTATTAACTGGTGGGCCTGGTGTCGGTAAGACAACTGTTGCAAAGGCGATGTTAGAACAAATAGGTTATGACTATATTCTTATTAATGGTTCAGAAGAATCTGGTATTGATGTACTTCGTAACAAGATGAAAAACTTTGCATCTACTATGTCATTAGAAGGTAGTAGAAAGTTTATTATCATAGACGAAGCAGATTATTTAAATCCACAATCAACACAACCAGCACTTCGTGGTATGATAGAAGAGTTCCACAAAAACTGTGGATTTATTCTTACTTGTAATTTTAAGAATAGAATCATAGAACCACTTCATAGTCGTTGTAGTGTTGTTGAATTTAACATTCCATCAGATGAAAAACCAACACTCGCAAAAGAGTTTATGAAAAGTGTTGAGGGTGTTCTTGCAAAAGAAAATGTTAAGTATGATAAAAGAGTTATCGCAGAACTTATTATGAAGTTTTTTCCAGATTGGAGAAGATGTTTAAATGAGTTGCAAAGATATTCTGCATCTGGAACTATTGATAGTGGTATACTTGTAAATGTATCAGAAAAGAATATGAAAGACTTAGTAGTCTTTATGAAAGACAAAGATTTTACTAATGTTAGAAAGTGGGTTGTTAATAATTTAGATAACGATCAATCAAGAATATTCAGAAAGTTATATGATAAACTATATGAATATTTTGATGGTACTGGTTCATCTGCACAAGCAGTTTTATTACTTGCAGAGTATCAATACAAAGCAGCCTTTGTTGCAGACCAAGAAATAAATTTACTCGCCTGTCTGACTCAAGTAATGAGTGAGTGTAAACTTAAATGAGTTATGAATTAAAAGAATATTTAAACTCTATAAACCACACTAAAGTAAATCTTATGGATAGTGGTGATGAGATGTATGAAAAGAAGTATTCATCTTTTCTAGTAAACAAATGTCTTGCACCACATAATGATACTATCTTATTAGTAAATGAAATGAATCGTTTTCACAACATAGATAACAAGATGAAATATGATTTTTTACTAAATACTATTAGGTCAAGGAAAAGATATGCTCCTTGGATTAAACCTAGTAAACAAAAAAATTTAGAGTATGTAAAAGAATATTATGGTTATGGTAATGCAAAAGCAAAATCAGTTCTTGACATACTATCTGATGAACAAATTGAGTTCATTAAGAATAAGTTAAGTAAAGGTGGAATGAAATGAATGAATCATTATGGACTACTGATAAAATGCTTGAGGTTACTCTCAAAGAACCAGATGACTTTCTCAAAGTAAGAGAAACTCTTTCCAGAATCGGTGTATCGTCCAGAAAAGAAAAGAAACTTTATCAGTCTTGTCATATATTGCACAAGCAAGGTAAATACTATATTGTTCACTTTAAAGAGTTGTTCGCACTTGATGGTAAAGAACATAACATCACAGAGAACGATATAGGTAGAAGGAACTCTATCGCAGGCCTTCTAAAAGATTGGGGTTTAGTTAGTTTTGAAAACAACCCAGAACCAAAAGCACCTCTCTCGCAAATAAAGGTAATATCATTTAAAGAAAAATCCGAATGGGTGCTAGAACCAAAATATAATATAGGAAAGAAAAAAGAAAATGATGAAATCACAAGAGGCGATTAAAAATAAATTAAGAACTGCATTTTTAGTTCATGCAGAGGGACATATTAGAAAACACCTCGCAAATGTTGAGGTGTTATTATCAAACCCAGCTGGTATTGGTGAACATGGCGATATAGTTGGAGAGATAGAAAAAGAATTGAAAGAAGTTGCACACTATGAGGATTTAGTTGATGCAATGAAAAAATACTTTCCAGAGGTAGACCCTTTATTTGAGGATTGATTATTAAGAAAAAAGTGATATAATTACAATATGGATTTTTATACTAATGTTATTCAGTGGGGTAATTTTCTTTTAGTTCGTGGTGTGAGTGGTAATCAAAGACTTAATTTTAAAGTTAAATATTCACCAACACTATTTGTTCCAGTTTTGAAAGAAACCGAATGGAAAACACTTGAAGGTAAAAGTGTTACTCCCTATAAATGCGAAACTATCAAAGATGCAAAAGACTTTATATTAAGATATGAAAGTCAGCCTCATCTTATTTACGGATTAGATAGATTTGCATACACATATATTTCAGACACATTCCCACAAAAAGTAAATTGGAATCAAGATAAGATATCTACATTTACTATTGATATAGAAGTACAATGTGAAAATGGATTTCCTAATCCAGAGTCTGCAATAGAACCTTTATTATCAATTACAGTAAAAAATCAACAATCTAAAAAGATTATAGTGTGGGGTATTCAACCTTATAAAAATACAAGAGAAGATGTAACTTATATTCGTTGTCCTAACGAACACGATTTAATTATGGAGTTTATGTCTTTTTGGACAAAGAATTATCCAGATGTTGTAACTGGTTGGAATACAGATTTCTTTGATATACCATATTTGTGTAATCGCATTTTTAAAGTTTGTGGTGAATCTAAAATGAAAGAACTATCACCTTGGGGTAATGTGAGTTCAAGAAAAGTTTACTCTATGGGTAGAAATCATTTAGTTTATGATATTATGGGTATTTCACAACTAGACTACTTACAACTCTATCAAAAATTTACTTACACCAGACAAGAATCATATAGACTCGATAATATTGCATCTGTTGAACTCGGTGAGAAAAAAGATGACAACCCTTTTGAAACTTTTAAAGAATGGTATGAAAAAGATTTTCAATCCTTTATTGATTATAATATACAAGATGTGGAAATCGTTGATAAGTTAGAAGATAAAATGGGTTTGATTAGTTTATTACTGACTATGGCCTATGAGGCAAAAGTAAATTATAATGATGTATTTGGACAAGTAAAATATTGGGATATACTAATATATAATTTTTTAAGAAAAAGAAAGATTGTTATACCACAAAAATCATCACACAGTAAAAACGAACAATACGAGGGTGCATATGTAAAAGAACCAATTACTGGTTTACATAAGTGGGTTATGTCTTTTGATTTAAATTCACTATATCCACATTTAATTATGCAATACAATCTATCACCAGAAACATTATTGAAGAGTTGTCATCAAGATATTTCTGTTGACGATATGTTAAAAGGTAT